TAGGACTTAGGGCCACCTTGAGCCTTCCACTCCTCAATAAAGACTCGGGCGAAGACTCGGGCTATCGCTTCGACTCCCGCATAGATATCTTCAAGGTCTTCGGAGTCTTCTTCTTCTTCGTCGTACTCTTCGTCGTCGTCGTCGTCTTCTTCCTCGTCGACTTCTTCTTCCTCCTCATCGGTCTCCTCACTTTCTGTGACCATCTCAGCTTTGGGGAATAGGGTTGCCTCTGGCTCCTGAAGTGTTTCAGATGGAGTTATCTCTGATAGCCCATTAATCAGGTCATAGCACGGAATGTTAGCTTTTTTACAAGACGCCAATACTGCAAGCGAAGCTTCGTCACCATCATCCCAAAGAAGAAATGCGTACGCGTCTGCTCCAGCAACTATCTCTACAGATTTTTTAATTGGCTCATCATCATGAACTACTGATGCTGCAGGCATACTGCCTAAGTCAGCATCTGGCTTTGCAACCAGAACTATCTCTTTGTTTTTATCTTTAGCAAACTGTGCAACAAATACCTGTGATGGTGTTGCATGTTTTTCAATAGCGATTACAACAGTTCCGCCATCGCCTTTTGCGTAGTAATGGTCTTCCATTAACGCTTCAACGTTTTGTCTACTGGTGGCTCCTTTACCAGCCACTAGAACATAATATTTGCTCATAGGACCTCCTTAGGTCCCTATTACCCTATCACTAATCTCGGGCTGTGTTAACAACGGCTGGTTTATAGGTAGACACACGCTCAACAATTGCAAGGAGCGCTGCCCCCAGGAATGCCCCAGCTACTGTCCACAGGATGGCCTGCTTAGTAGTTGAAACTTCAACTAAATACACAGCTACGCCTGCAAATATAATTGAAAGTACGGCATTAATTACGGAAGTAGGTATAAAAATACTTAACACGTCTACTAGATTCCGCACTGTAGCCAGGAAGAACCCAGTAAAGCAACCAACGAGTATTAGCTCCAGCATGGGAGCATCATACTACGTCTTTGGCTGTGCTAGGTATAGGGCGTAGGTTGAGCCACTTACAAGCCAGTCATCTAGGGCACCTTTTGCAAGGCGGTCAGCGATAGCTACTCGGTTTCTGTAGTAGTGGCTACGGGCTAGGTTAGGGACTGAGCCCTCCCAGAACAACTCAGCAGTAGAGCCAAAGCCCTGGCTTCCATCAAAGTACCGAAGAACAAAGGGGCTGTTCTCAAACAAAGCATTATCTAATGCGATTGAGTCATTAACCGCACCATTAGTCCATAGGATAGAGACGCTTGCATAGGCCGCATTCTCAGGGGCAACGGATGTCGTGTTGATTCTTGACCAGTCAGTGGAGCTATTAATTGTTACAAGGTCAGCTAAGTTACTAGAGATAGCAGTCTTAGTGCTGTCATACCAGTAGATGACTGGGCGCACAGTTGGGGCAACGGTTCCAGTAACGCGTCTTACATACACACTAAAGGTGTAGTTAGTAGACGGATAATGAATGTCCATGTAGTTAGCGGAAGATGCTGCCGCTCGAACTTCTGTATTTCCAGTTGCAGGCTTAGTTACTAAACAAGAGCTTCCAGCTTTAGCAATCGTTCCTGCATCAGAAGTAAACGCAACAGTTGCGGTTGGGCTTACTGTGTAACTAATTGTAAAATCTGTAACTGCAGTAATAGTCTTCACACCGTTGTACGCTGCAGGCAACCCTGCTACTACAACAACATCATTAACTTTATAAGCGTGAACTGTTGTCAAAGAAATTTCTGCAGTTCCACCAGTCTGTTGATAACCTTCAATAATTAGTAGGTCATCAATAGGGTCGGTTTGAGCACTTGAAGCTGTTGGTGTTCCATTTGTAAAACCCCAAGGTGCAAAGCTATTTGCACTATTAAAGGTTGGGTTTTTAATTTCATTAATGCGGCTAGCCTTCATAGTGATGTGCACCTGGCGAGCCTCATCAAAGTCTGTAACAGCTCCAGCCTTTTCAAACTGCGCTGCGTCAAAGTAGTGACGCTCACCGCTGTTGGCATTAGCAACGTTAGATACAGCAATAGTAGGAGCGGCGTAATACGACTCCTGAACACGATTAACAGTGGCTAGGAAGCCAGAGCCACCTGCGCTACCTATAGATGTTCTATCAAAAGAGAATATGGTTGTGGTATCTGAGCCTTTGCCACCGTTAACAATAGACACAGAAGAAACTGACCCACCAGAGATAGCAATGTTTGCTCTTGGTGCTGTTGTAAACACCTTGCCGCTAACTCTAGTTAATGGAATGTTTGTATAAACGCCATCGGTATATCCAGAGCCTGCAGTAGCAAAGAAAGGATTTAACGTAATGTTGCAGGGACCTGGGGCAGTTACCACCGCTCTTGTAGATAGGGCTCCTGTGGCATTTGTTGCAGGGTTACCTGTAGTAGTAGACATAAATGTTCCGAAACGGTCGTACCAACTTATTCCTGCTGTAAAACTTTTTGCTGCTGATAGGGCTGCGCTATAAACGCTAAAGGTATAAGTGTCTCCAGAAATAATAGGGATACCCAAAGTTCTTGGTGACGTGCTTCCACAGGAGATGGTAACAACTTGCGGGGAACCTGTTGAGTTTGCAACAGATAGAATACCTTTTCGTTTATTTGGGTATAGCGCAGGGGTTGTAGGTTCCGCATAAGGGGTTGGGTATGGAAGAACTGTTGGGTAGGCATCTGCCTCTTTATTAAATGCGTCAATTAAAGCAATGTCTGGACTAGAAACAATAATTTCTATGTAGCTAAGTGGGTCAATACCTGTAATATCTACAGGAGTGCTGGAGTTGTAACCAGGAGACTTAAATCCACTAATAGTGATTTTATCTCCAATCTTGTAGCCGTGAGCTCCTACAATCATACGAAGGTTGTTATTATTAACTTGGTATTTGGTAACAGACTTTGCACCTAGTTGGGATAAAGATGCTGTGCTATCTGGAGTTGTCCAATGTCCAATACCTTCTTCAAATGAAGAGTCGTTGTAATCCAACATCAGGTTGTGACTTACCTGTAGACCTTCAAGTGTTGGGTTAGGGGTTCCCTCAACAGGCGACGGGCAAGCCCATCCTGTAAATCCTTTTATGTATTCTCGTAGACCTTGTGATGAGCCCTTTTCTTTTGTTAGCTGAACAGAGTCTCTAACAAGGATACGAGACTGTTGGAAACCAATCTCTGGCTCGTACTTAAGTCCAAACTGATTTAACAGCAGGGGAATAGAGGTTGCTGAAATTCTTTCAAAGTTATAACGGTCTGTAATAATTTCAGCTAGCGCCCTTGTGTGGTCTAGCTCATAGGCAAATAGGGATAGAAAATTATATAAATCATTGTTATCTGTAGCTTCAGATGCAATGTAGGGTGTTGTTAGCTTATAAATCTGTGGCAAGTAGTTGTACATCTTGTCAGCTGTGCCGTAGTTTTTTACTGACATACCTGACATTCGCCCAGCTAATACCCAAGAAAGTTGTACAGAGTCAAATACAAAAATAGAATAGAAGAAGACCTTTGACTCTGTATTTGTAAGAGAGGTTTTATCTATATAGAACTGAGGGTCTGCTCGTCTAGTGGTTTCAAATACATTATCCCCATCGGTTACGTTTACGGGGAATCCATAGGGGCTTCTTACCAAACGCAACTTAACCCACGCACCTACTGGGCTTGTCCAAAATAGGGTTAACTGGTTATACCCAGAGGACAAAGCAAAGACGGGGTTAGCGTCATAATTAAGAGCGTTATCACTACCATAGTAACTTAGAGGGAAGCTTAACGCGCTGTAGTAATCAAGACCATACCGTGCCATTAACTAATGCCTCCGCTTGTTGTTAGGTCTATCCCTACAACGGTGGTTACTCCAGCAACCTTGGTTGTTTCTAGCTGAGGAAGTTCATTAACTGAACAGACAATGTCTTTTACAGATAATAGAGATACCTTTCCAACAGGGGATACGGCAGCCGTAGGGACGTTTGTACTAATAACCGCGTAGTTAAAAGTAGTAGGGGCTACAGCAGTAACAACAAAGGTTCCATCAAAAGGAGCAGTAACACCAC